TACGGTGGTCAGCGCCTCGCGCAACACTGTCACGGCGGATTTGGTTGAGTTGGTCATGGTCGGTCCTTAGTTGTTAGTTTCTTTGTCCAGCCAACGTATGAAAGCACCGGACATCCAGCCTGCTACGTAGTAGGCAAGAGCCTTCAAAATTCCGATTACCCATGGCTCGATGATGAAAGTCATCGCTTACCCCTTCGCTTTTGTAGCGTCAGCCGGGGTGGCGCTAGATGCGAGGGCGCGGATAGCGGCTTCGATAATTTGGGTGCGGAACTCGTTGTTTGCGCCAAGGATCGTTCCGTTGTCCCAATCAGCATCACTCATATTGGCAAGCTTGAGAACCTTGAAGATGGCGCGTGCTGCATTGCTCTCAAACTCCGCCTCGTTCAGCACCTTGGCGCGGCTGTCCTCGCTACATGGACGGCTGTCGAGCAGTTGGGCGATCTGGTAATTCAGACTCGGACGCCGCCAGCCCGCGACATGCGGCTTCAAAATTTCATTAATCGCATCTTCCAGTGGCAATTTGCTCGCCCCCTGTCCGCTCACTGGCGCAGCCGAAATAGACTGCTCGGGCTTGTCCAGAAGCCGCGCAAAGGCACGATCAAAGGCGGCAAGCTCATGCTCCCAGTACGCGGCGCGGTCTAGTTCGCGGGCATTCAATTCGTGGTTGATGCATTCCGTGATCGCATCGCGCCATGCCGCCCGGTGCGTGGTGAAATTGCCGGGAATATGCTGGCGGTCGCTCACTGGCGCAGACATGTAGGGCAACATCGCCTCAATCTGCTCGCCGGTGGCCGCTTCCGGGTCGGACAGAACATCAAGGATATGCTCTGGTGCATCGTGCGCCCCAGCGATCTGGTAGGCGTAAGCGATGATCGTCAGCAGCTTCTCGGTCGGGCCGCTCACTGGCGCAGCAGCACGGGCAGGCGGGGATTCTTCGGCCAGTCTGCATTTTATGGGGCAGATCGAGCCATCGCCGGGGCATGCTCCGCAATCAGGTACAGTAATCGTGGAGGGGGCACGGATTAAGCGCACAGCGGCGTCAAGCGTAGCCGAGATTGCCGCGTGCTGGATGCAATGGCTCTTACCAAGCTCGCGCGTGATTTCCTCGAATATCGCGTTGATGTCGAACAACACATCCGGCACACACTGAGCAGGCAGGATTTCACCTGTCGCAGCAGCATCAAGCAACCTTTTGGCGTACCGTGCAAGATTGTTGCCGTTGACCATACCGCCACTGGTCCCGGCGCAGTCGGTCAAGAACTTTTGTACTGATGCGCTCAAGAACTCACCTGCCGGCTGTGACGCACCAAAAACACTATCCGCGTATTGGCTTGGGTGCTCTTCGTGGTCCCAGGTTCTGGCGGCATACGGATTGCCATCGGCAACGTCTTCTGTTGCCGTTAGCGCTTGACGGGCGCATATTGCCATTGCGTTCGCATAACCTGAGTCGTAGGTATCCCCGCGTTGCTTGGCGTTTTCAGCGACGCTAAGCGATCCGCCCTCAAGCTGCCCCAGCGCTTCACGCAGAATGGCGATAGCGTTCACGAGCTCGTCAGTCGGCGCGCTTACATCAGCAGCCGGGGCGATAGGCTGCGCGCTCGGATAGGTGATCGTGCCTTCCGTGAATTCCTGCTTGGCAGGCATGCAATCGCATTGCGTAACTTTTTCGTCAGCGTAGACGCCATCGCAAGCCGTGCAGATGTACGCCTTGCGAACGGTTGGCGGGGCGATAGGCTGCGCAGGGGTGGCAACAGCCTCCACAATAGCCGCACGGTTCGCCTCAGTCGGGCTGGCTGCGTATGCCGTCATCGCGGCGTTGAATTTTTCGTTCATCTCATTCCCCTGTATGTTTTATGTGCGTGCCGGGCCGAAGAAATTGGCCGGTAAAGCGTACGGGTCGCGTACGTGGTTCAGCGGGTAACTCGTCACCGTCATCTGCTTCAGCATCTCGCCCTTCGGCGGTATCGAACCATCGCTCAAGCTGTACACCGCAACCCAACCGGCACCCTTCAGCAGTCCGTTAGGCGTGCGCGTTGACACTGCGCGCCCTTCATTAATAAGCTTGCACATGTACTCGCGTACGGTGGTGGCGCTTGCTCCTGTGAACTCGATAAACTGCGAAACCTTCAACGGGCCATGCTGTTGCAGGAGGTCAAGCAGCACCTCGCGGAACATGTTGGCGTTCTCGCGCTGCCGCGCTTGCGTGATCTTCGCGCTGCGCTGTGGGACGGTGCGCGGGATTAGCACTGGTATTTGCAGGATCATTCAGTTCTCCCTGAAGTTGACGCCGTGCTGAGCGCCGAATGCGAACAGATATTCGATAAATTGCGCAGCTTCCTTGACGTAGAAGTCTCGGGACTGGATGCCAAGTTGAACAATGCGCCGACCGTCAAAACTTGGGATTACCCGGCCATCGTGGTGCAGTGGGGTTCCTGCCATCCTCATTTCGTCGGCAAATTCATCGATCAAAATCCGCTTCATGTCGTCGGCATCCCATTTGCGCCCGATGTGTTCGACATGCTTGGCAATATCGTCAATCATTGCGTGATACTTTTCCTCTTGCGCGCGCTTCTTAACTGGCTCTGATCCGACTACCATCCAGCCTTCCGGCCCTTCCAGGCAGAATTTGGCAGCATTGCGGCGCGCTTCCGGGTGGACAAGGAAGAAAGTTCGCTTTGTCATTTGCCGCCCCACGCTAACGGCTTAAGTGCTGCCCGCTGAGCTGCCAGCGATTCAATCTGTGCCACGCACGCTTCCATCATCGTGATGGTGTTCTTGGCTGCTGCCATCAGCTCGTCAACGCTGACCGGCACATCGTCGTTATCCGGCTGCATCCGGCGCAACACTTGAGTTGCCGTCGCTGCGAGCTGGCCGCACAGCATTTGGAGCGACTTCTTTGCATCCTCGTGCGCCGCTCTCACGGTGCTATATGCCCCGCGATTCTCAAGCGTCACCGAATCTATTGTGGTCAGGTCGATCATGTTCGCTGGCGGGAGTTACCCCGCCCCTTATGGTTAGCGTGCCAGCTTGGAGCGGCGGAGTTGCTTCGACGTTGCCTGAACATCGCAGCCGGTCAGGTTCAGAATGAATGGAATGTCATCATCCATATCCGAGAAGTTCGGGGCTGGCTTCGGGTCGGGCCGAGTGCCTTGATACCCCTTCGGCACTGGCGCATCACGCTGGCCGGTGCCGCCCTGGTAGCCCTGCTGGCCTTGCGTTTCGCCGCCCGCAGACTTCCCGCCCAACATCTGCATCGACTCGGCCACGATATCGGTCGCGTACTTCTCGACGCCATCCTTATCGGTGTATTTGCGGGTCTGCAAACGTCCCTCGACATAAACCGTGGAACCTTTTTTGAGGTACTGGCCGACTATTTCCGCAAGCTTGCCGAAGAAGGAGATGCGGTGCCACTCGGTCAACTCCTTCTGCTCGCCCGTATTCTTGTCCTTTGACTTGAACGAAGTAGCGACTGCCACATTGGCGATGGCGTCACCGCTCGGCATATAGCGCATTTCAGGATCGCGCCCGAGATTTCCAATGATGATGACTTTATTAACTGATGCCATGTTCATGCCCCTTCGGTTTGTGGTGTGGTGAGTTCTTCTTTGCGACCGTTGTAGACGTTCTTCACGGCGGTCAGGGCGTCCTCATTGCTGAGCGACTGTGCGTAGCGGTAAGCCGCCTTGTAGTGCGTTTGCAGCACTTCCAGCGACTCGGCCTCGATCATTGGGGCAATCAAGTCCGTAAGCTGGTCCTCGCTGAACTCGGGCGCCTCAACGCCAGTTGCGAGCCATGCCATGATCGCGGCGCCGGTATCTGGCGTGATCACTTGCGGATCGCCGCCGAACAGTCCGGTGCGGTCTTTGGTGGCTGTGGCGTAGTGACCGCCGTGGACCAGATCAAGCACGGTCGTGAACTCGTAAATGATCCCGTCGCGCTGCTCCGCCTTCATGCCGAGCTGTAGAATCTTGGTCTTGCCGTTGGAATCCTTCTCTGACGCGGTGTCGGTCTTGCTGCGCATGGTGACAATCACATGCATCTTGGCTTGCAAGATCGCATCAACAAAGGCGCGGTGGCGCGGATCGCTCTCCGACCATGCGGACCACGTATTGCCCTTGTACTTAGAAGCGGCCAGCTTCTCGTTAAGCTGCAACATGCCGCCCGTACCGTTCCACTCGTGCGTGATGCTGTCGATGATGAGCGTGTCATACCCGCCCGCCTCGGCTTCGCGGATCGCGGCAATGTAGCGCTCGGGACTGTAGGGCGCTGTCAACTCCATCACATCGAAGTCAAGCAGATCGCAGTACAGCGACGCGGAGCCGTGTTCGGTGTCGATGACGGCTACCTTGCCGCCCAAACCTTTCGCCAGGAGGATTGAAGAATATGTTTTTCCTGATCCTGATGGGCCGGTAAGCGCAAGCCTCAGCTTTGCCTGCTTCCGTACTGCCTTTGCGAATGCCATAGTGATTCCTCTTTCGGTGCTGCGGTTGGTTAAAAAGGTAAAAGTCCTGCGTCAATCTCGTGCTCACGCTGCCGTAGCTCTTGCTCTGGGACCGGTGGCGATGCCCAAGTCTTCGGGTTCTCGTGCCAGTCCAACGTTTCCCGCTGACGTTCGCGCTCCACTTTCACGCGCTCTCGGATGACTTCGATGTTCATGTCTGGCCCCATTTCGTAACAGCTATAGCTGCGAACAAGAATGCGTAGATGCCAATAGCCGGGAGCCACGAGCGGCACATTGCGCGGTATATGCGGCGCGGGATGCTGCGGCGCGTGACTGTTGGGATGCGCGGGATGGCTCTCATTTCGACTCCTGAGCTTTGATGCACAGGTCATGCCCTCGCCATGTGACATCCTTCTTTTCCACTAGCCCGCGCTCAAGCAACGCTCTTGCCGCTGGCGTGCATTTCGCATGAGTGTCCCAATGGTAGTAATACTCTTTCGGGTTGAAGCGGCCCGCATATGGCGAGAAGCTGACGCGGACGCCGGACGAGATGGCGTCAAGCAGATACTGTTGCGCCTTGCTGAGTTTCGCGCTCATGCCAGCTTCCCCACGACCAACGCCAGGCACGCGACAGCAGCAGCGAGGGCGCATACGATAGGCTGGTTGCGGTCGGTCCATTCCATGTAAGCGGTCATACTGGCTCTCCTTGATTGCCCTCGTGCTTGAGCGCTAATTCGCTCGCCTCGCTGAGAAACAGCCGAAACTGGAACGGTGATAGCTTCTCGCGGCATACGTCCATAAAAAACTTTGAAACATCCCTCGGCGCACGTGATCGGACGACTGGACGAAGCCGGTTAAGTTCTTTCTGTATGAAGTGCAGCTCGGTCTTCTCTGCATTCGTCAAAACGGATGTTGCGCGCACCGCCGTCAACCACTTCAGCCGCGCCTTCAAGCTGTCGCGCTTTTGCTCGGGCGTTAGGTTGGCAACAACATCCTCCCCGCCACCAAGCAAACCGAATCCTTTGCGCGATCCCTTGGTCGATTCATTGCCGGAGCGGCTGTAAAATTGCTCGGCTCGCGCCGCTACTTTGCTCATTTTTGCCCCGCTACACGTTTAAAATAATCGGTCTGCTTAGCAGGCTGTACCTGCTGCTCGGCTGCGTACCAAAGCCACATAGCGCAGATCATGGCGATAGCGCATTGAAAGAGAAATGCGCGCTTCATGCTGGCACCGGAGCTGGTGGGAAGCGCATCCAGTGGGTGATCCCAACTGTCAAATACCACTTCGTGTAAAGCTGCTTGCCGTCGTCATCAACGCCGTTGGTGATATCCGCGAAATACTGGTCAACATGGACCATGTCAACGCCGCCATCAGACCAGAGGGCCATCACCGAATAATCCCCCGCCTCTGGCAAGCGATCCTTCACGCTAATCCACTCGCTCGGCGCTGGTGCGGCTACAGGTGCGGCAGGAATGCGCTGTACGTCAACCAGCTCGTAGTGCGAAGGGCTGCCGTCGAACTTGCAGCCAAACTCGCCCAAGATGCCGTTGTTATCGCCGGTCATCAGCACAGTCCATTTATCCGGTACATTCATCATTTCCCCTTGTGCGCACTCGGCGCTTAGTTATTAGGTGGCCGCGAATGGCAGGCCGGAACTTTTGAGCGCAGCCATCGCACGTGCGGCTGTATCGTCACCAAAGTTTTGACCCTGAATAATCGATCCGCTGTGGAAGTCCGGGTCGCAAACGCGCAGTTCGTCAGCTTCGATAATGTCGAGCAATGGCCCGACTGAAGCGCCTGTATCCTCGACGGTGTGCGATGGATAAAGCTTCTTCAGGAAGCTAAGGGCGTTGCGGCGGTTGCATGTAGCGAATGCGAAACTCATAGTTCTCTCCGTTAGTTATTAGGTGTGGTGGCCGGTAGTGAAAATCCGGCTTACGCGTGGTCCGCACTTTGCAGGTACGTTGAACTGGTTGGCATGTTCCGAAGACTCAGCGGCCAACCTCCCGCGCTGCTTTGGGGACTCCCCGCCTGCACGGGTTCCCCATCGTTAGGGCGCCACTACCGCCCATTCCCCCACACGACTGCTGACTAAGCGGCCACCGGTCCCCCTATCAGGAGGCGTCCTGCCAAGAGTAATCAGCAGTCGTGTGGTGCTTGTCTCTCCAAGCTGCCAGCGCTACGTAGGCTCTACGGCTTTCCAAGCAGGCCACCAACTCCACATTCGCGCGGTGAGGCACTAGCGGACGGATTGAACTAAGCTGCGCCGCGCAGCCCTAAAATTAGTAGCTCAGAACCCGCAGCACCCCGGCGCGCTCGTTCCGCTCCCACTGGTACGCATCGGCGGCAGCTTCGGTACGCTGCTGCTTAGCCTCCCGCGCCAGCCGTGCATCAGCTATCTCGCCCATGCTCAGCAACGTTGCGCGGCCAAACAGCATCGTCAGGTCTATCGCGCTATCAGCAGCAGTAACGATTTCAACTTCGCAGCCGTCTTCGTCTCGGCTCCCGTACAGGTTCAGCAGCAGGCCGTCGTGGTCGTATGAGCGGATGGTGAAGGCGGTCATGGTCTACTCCTGTTCGTTGGCTCGTTTGCTGCGCTGAGCTGATGTATGAATAATATCCCACCGATGGGATATACGCAACCCATTTATGGGATTTATGGCCGAAAATCTATATACTCAATAGTTATATTGACGCGCTGTAACTATGGTATTTTTCGTACCAGTTGATTCATCGCTCGCAACCGCAGGCAAAAAAATACCCGCTCAGGGCGGGCTTAGGGAGGGGATGAGGGGCGCAAAAGCAAAGGCCCCACCGAAGTGAGGCCCAGAATGTCGCTGCACGGGTTAGCAAGTCCGCAGTGCAGAGGCCTCTTGCGAGGACTTCAGCCTGATGCTAAGGCAGCGCAGGAACGGTTATGGTACAAAAATCTTCAATAGCGATGGCAGAAGTTGGGCGAGGAAAATTGCACTCACAACCCAAATAATGATGGACACTTTAGCCTCTGCGATGTCCGCCTTTAGGCCACCCTTGACTTCGGATAGGTCCGCCTTTGTCCCCATGCGCAACTCACCCATTACACCTTTCAATTCGGCTATATCAGACTTGGTAGCTCCATTGGCCTTAATCACCGCGACATCGATCTTGATGGCAGTGATATCGGCTTCGAGCTTGGCTACGCGTGCTTCCATGTCGCCATCATGCGGCGGACCGCCACCAATGTCAACCACCCCGCCAGGCGAATACTCAGAACCATCAATTCTGCGGATCGACATTGACGGCTCCTAAGGTGCGCGCGGTCCACTCTGGATCGTCGTCAAAAAACTCCGTATATCCACAATGCACGCATGTGTAAATTTCACCAACAAATCTCATGTCAATATCGTCATCAGCAACAAAGGAAAACTTTATATTCTTTCCGGTCGTCGGGTTAGGCCCATTGATCAGATGTAGTGCACCATGCCCGTATCGGCAGGTAGGATCAACTTTCATATTTCCTTTCACTCCCCGCGCCTACCTGGGCGGGTTATTCAACTTCTACCGAGGATGGGCAGGAGCCTTCATGAATTTGCCAAAACTTCTGACCGGCGTAGTTGTATTCGCATTTCCACATCCACTTGTAAGTGACGGTTTGAACCTGCTCTTGGCGACCCGTCCAAAAAGCCGTTGCAGCGTACGCTGGCGCGGCAACAGCAATTACCACTAATATCCATAGCTTTTTCATGTAATCCCCCTTATTCGGCCAGAAGGCGGGCCGTTGCGCCGTTATATTTGGAAATATTGCGAATCGTCAATAATCATTCTGATCGGGTAAAAATCACGCATATACACTATTTATTTCTAACGTGCAATATCACAAAAACACTGTTACACTCGAATGTCACGCAATGTAAATTGCCTTGCACCAACTCAGCGACGGGCGTAATTTGAGACTGCGCCCCAAGAAATGTCGCTGACCTCTTGGCCCCGAAACCCCGCGCCAAGTTGTCAAATGAGAGTGCCGCCAGATGTACGCGGGTTAGTAGAGCCAGCTTGACCCCATCGTCCACGCCTAGAAAATGCACAGACAAATTGATAATGAAATGCTCGCCCTTTTTGCCTCGATTAATGATGACGCCCAAGCAGAAGTATTGAAATTTGTCAGAGCTTTACGAATGCGTCATCCCCGGCGTCTTACCCTTGTCGCTCCCTGCGCCCCGCAGTCGGTCCCGAACGTTATCAGCAGCGATCTTGAACATCTCGCCTTCAATGTCGTTCGCATGCCTGAACATCGTAAGTAGCTCGCGTTCGTCCGCGTTCCTTGCCAATGGGTCAAGGGAGTCGGCAAACGGTATCGATTCGGTAGGTGTTGGCTGTGATGATGCTGCCGCCTGGTGTTCGGCGAGTAACTGAACAACCGAAACGCCCAGCGCAGCTGCAAGCTTTTCCACTGTGTCGAGCTTCGTGGATACCTCGCCCTTCTTGACGCGGTCGATTGTTCCAGTTCCCACGCCCGAGCGCTTGTGCAATTTTGCGATCGTATCTAAGTCCGGGTTTTTCTGCATGAGATCGGACAGATTCGCAGCCAGTATTTGTTCTAGTGTCATTATTTTTCTCATGACGGCACTTTGCCGCAAATAGCGTCCCATTTGTGGGTTGCATAAATCCCGTTTATGGGATATTCTGCAATCTATGACTACCAAAACCATTCCCCGTGTCGAGTTTGTAGTGAGCCGTTTGCGCGCTGCAATGCCTCGTTTATGGCCCGAGATCGCCAAGCAAAGCGGCGTACCGGAAAAAACCATCTGCAAGATTGCTTACAGGGAGACAAAAGACCCCCGTACCAGCACGACCGAAGCGCTTCACGACTACTTTGACGCGCAGGACAAGCCCACCAAACGCCGCGCCCAAGTGACGCCGCCTTGACACATCAATGTGTCCAGGTGCTTTGTTGCGCCTGAAAAGTTGCAGTAAATCAATTGACTACCCGAACCATTCCTGAAACCCGCACCACTAGGAAAACACAATGAACCTGAACACTCGTCACAACAAGATCGAAATGCGCGCCAGCGACACGGAGCGCGAGAACTACAGGCAGCTTGGCATCGTGCTCGATGAGCCTTTCAGCACCGTGCTTCGTCGCCTCGCCAACCGTGAGGTACAGCGCCATGGTATCGGGGGTGATGGGCCAAAGGAATCCCGACACTGTCCGGGCGTTGGCAAGAAAGTTGCAAGCCGTGCCTCTGTTGGCATTGGGCGTATGCGGAGGCAGGTTTGAGGGCTTCCGGCTACGAAGCGAGCAGGCAAAAAAATAGCCCGGTGTACGAGACCGGGCCACAACTTACAGAAAGCATTCAATGGACAAGATACCACATCCCGAATCGAAAGTCCTATCCAAGTGCGGCGACTTCTATGACGCTGAAATGTCGCGCCCTAAAGGCGATGTGTACGCCACAAAACGCGCCCTTTTGCTGTCAGTGACCGAGATGCGCCAAGCTAAGGCCGACGCCACCAAGAAAGCCGAGGCGCACCATGGCTGACGTTGACGCCCTCGCATTCGACAATATCCGCGCCTACTTTCAAGAGTCCGGCGCAACAGCCTATCTTGCCGGTCATTCCCGCGACTCGCACGACCTCAATCCCCGCAGCCCTGCTATCCCCGACTTCGAAGCTGGATGGGATACCGCAGCATCAAGCCAGTTTGCCATCACGCCAGTTAAGCGTGTTGATGCGGCGCAGGTGGCGGCATGAACGCGCAGCAGATCGCCATTGGCGAAATCATGCAACTCAATCCAGACCCGGACATTACAAGCAATGCGATGTTCTGCGCCTGTCTGTTCGTCATCACTGAACCGAAACCATGGGGCGCGCAAGGCTACGTGCAGGGCCTGGGTGCGAACGGTGAACGCGGCGGGCAAGCGCACTACCGCGCCAGGTGGGAGGAAATGGAGCCAACTGGCGGGCGCGCTGAATGGGTGCCAGCATGACGCCGAATCAAACGGCTATCCGCGCAGCCGAGAACATGCGCAACCTCCCCACACCAGCAGAGAAGCGCGCCCTGGCGCATGAACTGTGCCGCTACATGCTCGCCATCCTGAAGGGTGGCAAGTAATGGCCGGCGAGTGGATTAAGGTCCGCACGAACCTGTGGGACGACCCGCGCGTTACAAAGCTGTGCGACCTGACCGCCATGACTGAAGCAACCGTTATCGGTGGTCTGTACTGGCTTTGGGCAACTGCTGACGAACACACGGAAACCGGCCACATGCCGGGGTTGAGCATCACAGGTATTGACCGCAAGACAGGTATCAAAGGCTTTGGCGCAGCACTCATCACGATCGAATGGATCACAGACACCGAGGGCGGGATCACCCTGAATCGCTTTGATGAGCACAACGGCGCCTCTGCCAAGAACCGCGTTACTACGGCTAAACGCGTAGCAAAACATGCTGCGAAGTCAAAATCTGACGCTAAGGCTAACGCTCAACAAGCGGTAGATACACCAACTGCTAACGCACCGATCGTTAGCTCACCGTTACCTAGAGAAGAGAAGAGAAGAGAAGAAGAAAGTCAAAAGCTTCCCCATACCCCGCAAGCGGGGCTTGTCCGGAAATCTTCGAACGTAATCTCGCTCCGCACCTACCTCGAGCAATGCAAGGCAGCAAATGCCAAGCCGATTCCTGCTGACGATTCTGTTTTTGACTATGCCGACAAGGTGGGTCTTTCGAAAGACTTCCTCCTGCTGCACTGGTCGGAGTTCAAGGATCGCTACACCGCCGAAGGGGCGAAGCGCTACAAGTCCTGGACATCCGTGTTTGGTCGATCCGTACGTGGCAACTGGCTCAAGCTTTGGTACATGGACAACAACGGCGGCTTCTCGCTGACGACTGTAGGCCAGCAGGCAAAACGAATTCATGGGGAGGCGATATGACTCGCGAACTGTTTTCCCTGAGCGCCGAGCAAGCCGTACTCGGTTCGATCCTGACCAGCAATGACGCGCTGGACAAAATCCCGGCACTGACCGACGCCGACTTCTACCGCGCCGACCATCGCCACATTTACGCCGAGATGGTCAAGCAGATCGCCACCGGCAAGCGAGCCGACGCGATCACCCTGGCCGACACGCTCAAGGACAAGGTAGCCGACTGCCTGCCGTACCTGTTCCAGCTTCAGGCATCGGCCGGCAGCGCCGCCAACATCGTCAAGCACGCCGAGATTGTCCGGGACCGCGCCATGCTGCGTTCGCTCGAGTCGTTCGGCATGGAAGCGCAAGCCGAAGCGCACGGCGCCGTAGAGCCTGCAATCGTTGTCTGCGACCGCCTGGCGCAAAAGCTCGAGCTGCTTGCACAGAGCAAGGAAACCAGCGCACCAGTCAAAGCTGGCGACCTGCTGAGCGATTACGTGGAATTGCTGACCGCTCGCATGGAAGGCACGGTCAAGCCGATCAGCACCGGGTTCCGTGACCTCGACACCATGCTTGACGGTGGACTCGAGCGCGGAACAATGTCGATCCTCGCGGCACGCCCTGGCATGGGCAAAACCGCGATGGGCCTGGCACTGTCCCGCAATGTCGGCATTGACGGCGTGAGCCTGTTCCTCTCCATGGAAATGAGCAAGTCCCAAGTGAGCGACCGGAACATTGCCGCTCTCGGTGGCCTGTCCGTCTCCTGGCTGCGCAAGCCGAAGGAAACCGATCCGATGAATTGGGATCGCGTGACCGCTGCATTCAGTAAGGCGCAAGAGCTGAACATGTTCATTGACGACGAGACAAGCCTGTCGATGCTCGAGATACGCGCCAAGGCTCGAGGCATCAAGCGCCGGCATGGGCTGGATCTGCTGGTGATCGATCAACTGAGCTTCATCACTGGCAGCGCGAGCAAGGAAAACAAGGCCTACGAGATTGGCGAGCATACGCGCGGCGCCGTCGCCCTGTCGAAGGAGCTTGACTGCGCCGTGCTGCTGCTGGCTCAGCTCAACCGGGATTGCGAGAAGCGGCAGGACCGGCGCCCGATCATGGCCGACCTGGCTATGTCCGGATCGATTGAGCAGGACGCGGCGAACGTCATTTTCCTGTACCGGGATGAAGTCTACAACCCGAACACTCGAGACAAGGGCATTTGCGAAGTGATTACCGGCAAGCAGCGCCAAGGCAATCCCGGCACTGTCGGCTTAAATTTCCTCGGGTCATCAACCAACTTTGCCGATCTGCAATACGCATGGGTTCCGCCAAATGAGCGGGAGCAAGAACCTAAATCACGCCGGGGAGGCTTTGAATGACTGCCAAGAACAAGCTGTGGGCCGCTGAAATGCGGACCGTGGCGATGCTCAAGGGTAGCGGGGTGGCAGCGTGAGCGCGCCAATCTTCGCGCCTGGCGATGTGGTGCGCGTGATTGACCCGAAAGGCTTTCTCTCAGCCTTTGAAAAGAGAATATCGAATCGGGATGCAGTCGTTGAATGGGTTGGGCCGGATCGAATCGGGCAATGGCAAGGATACATGAAGGTTCGTTTTCTCAAGCGGGGCGGGCGCGGCTTGGAATTTACGGAAATCATGCAAATGCGCGACTTTTCCAAGGTGGCCGCATGACGCTTAAGCGCACAGCTATGTTGAGGAAGCGACCTGAAGCCGACTACGCGAGCGTACCTGTTCGCAAGGAAGCGAAGCGTATGAAGTCGAAGGGGCCGAAGATGACGCCAATTCGCAAGTCGGCACGCAATCAGGATTGCACTCTCTGCCTGCCGGGGGTGTGCAACCGCGACCCGGCCACAACGGTGCTTTGCCATAGCAACTACCTCGCAGACGGTAAGGGCATGGGCTTGAAAGCGCCGGATACCGCCGCCGTGTATGGCTGTAGCGCCTGCCATGACGTTCTGGATGGTCGCAGGCCACGCCCTGACGGGATATCCAAGTTCGAGCTGGAAGGCGCGTTTTATGCCGCCATGCTGCGCACTCACGCGATATTGCGCGCAAAAGGGCTGCTATGAGCTTTATGCGCAAAGCCGACGCCAACCAGCCCGCCATCGTCAAAGCACTGCGCGGCGCAGGTTGCACCGTTGAACACCTTCACGCAGTAGGACGGGGCTGTCCTGACCTCCTGTGCGCCATCGACGGGCAAGTGTTCCTAATCGAAGTAAAGGATGGAGCCAAAGCGCCAAGCGCGCAGAAGTTGACGCCGGATCAAGTCGTATGGCACACCGGCTGGAAAGCAGAAGTTCACGTTGTTAATTCGGTGGAGGCGGCTTTGGCTGTCGTCGCCATATATCGCGCACTCACCAAGGAAACCACATGAACCGCAAGCAAGCCGAAAAGATGCTCAAACGCCTGGCCGACACAGCCGAAATCCTCTCTGTCGCTCAAGCGTCACTGTCCGAGACGAACGCGGTACTTGTCGATCTGCTGGCGGCGGCAATGACCGAGCCAACGAGCGACAACACGCCGCAAACGATGCAGTAACCAATTCGGGCAACCGCCCATAACGCAGCACCACTAGGGAGCATCACATGAGTAATCAAAAAAATAATAGCAGCAGTAGTGGCATCGGCGTAGTCGGCCTGTTGGGCATCGTATTTGTGACGCTGAAACTGCTTGGCATCACTGCTGTGGCTAACTGGTCGTGGTGGTGGGTAACGCTGCCATTCTGGGTTGGCATCCCGATTTTCATTATTGGCGCGCTCGGCGCGATTGCCTACTACACCCTGCACCGCAAGTAACGTCAACCCGAAGCCGCCCGGTAGCGCGGCAATAACGATAGGGGATGAAATGAATAAGCCAATTGAATGTAGCGCGGAAGATAAGGCAGCAGCGAATGAGGCGTTTGAGTATTGCCTGTTTGCGCTACAGCGGCACGGCATTGATATATCTGGTGATGACGATGCTTGCCGCAAGTTGTTGCTGTCAATCGTACACGCCATTAAGGACTGACCATGCCCACTCTCGCCTATATCCTCGGCTTCATCATTATTGGCTTCGTGTTAGCCGTCCTGTTCGGGCGCGCTGCACGTCTCGGCGGCGATCAGGAGGTGCCACCACCACCAAAGCCGACCACTTGCGAGAGTGCGGCTAGTCACGATGAGGGGCGCATGTGATGAAGCAACTAAAGCCAAAATTAACCCCGCTTCCATGCCCTTTTTGTGGTGCAAAGCCAAAAGTTGGCCCCACAAACCCGGACCGAGACGGCAACGCGTGGGGTTATGTGCAATGCGCAAGCAAACGCTGCCCCATCAATCCAAGGGCTGAGGACGGCCAAGAAATGGCAGATGAGCGCGGCACGGGCGCATACATCGATTGCGCCATTAAGCGCTGGAACAAACGGAAGGTCGCGCCATGACCCAAGCAAGCAACCTGCGCCGCGTGCGCAAAGACGACTCGCCATTCATCGAGCGCCGCACAGACGGACTCGATATCTGTCTCGACTGTTGGGTGCGATCTATGGCAACAGGGAGGGACGACAAAGACTTGGGAGTGCAGCGCCTGGAAATGCTGTGCGGGGATGGCGACGGCTACGGCAACGACGACACCGGCCAGCAGCGCCGGGATAACGAGATAGCCGTAGCGACAAATGCCATGATTGACAGCTTAAGCCGCGTTCATTGGTGGGCGATACGCCGAAAGATGGGGCTTGCAACCGTCTGGAACTATCCGAATCAGGACTATATGCACGTCGCAATCGAGGCGTGCATAGAATTGACCGCCAAGCTGCGCCGGAACCCTACAACAGCAGTGTGGTTTCTTTGATATTTCCCATCAAAAATGATTGCATTTGGAAAGATTTCCGCGTAGAATTCGGTTCACTGGGTGTTTTCTGACGCCTAGACAAAAGCCTGCCTCTTAATCGACGCGGGCTTTTTTACGTTTACGCACCGATGCGAGGCGATATGACCAAGAAACCGGGACCGGCTCAACGCCGCAAGCGCGAGTATTTGGAGGATCGCACGCCAGAAGAAAGCCAGCCCGAGACCGACGCCGAAGCGTTGCGCTCGCTCGGCTGGTGGCTGATTCCCAATAATGGGGATGAGCCGGAGGTGCAAGAGTAACGGTGCTGCTCAGGTGGCCTGTTGAACCCGTAAATCTCGGGCTATATCGTTACAGATCAATGACTTAAGGTGGCCTGTTCGGTGCTGCGCAACACGCGCAATATTTGCGCTAGTTCCCTCTCTCCCCTGCCGCTACCAAGCGCAGTTCGCCCCGCCCGCATCACTGCGACGGGGCTTTTTTATTTCTCTGATGGATACTAAATGGCCGATAACATCCTAACCACAGACCGCACCACGGCGAATATCGCTATTGCTGCGAAAGATGTGGCCGGTGTTCTGCTGCCCCGCAATATCATCACTGACCCGGCCGGCGCGGACATTACGCCGCTGACTGATGCCGCATTGCGCGCTGCCCCTGTTCCGGTGAGCGCAATCGCCTTGCCGCTTCCGAGTGGGGCAGCAACTGAAACCACATCGGCCGCAATCCTCGCCAAAATCATCGCCGCTCCTTCGACCGAAGCAACGCTATCCACGATCAATGGCAAGATTCCCGCAACAGTCGCCGGTTCGCAGCCCGTAACGTTACGCAACGCAGCCGGTACGGGTATCGCCTCCCTGGCACTGGCAACCACGCTTGAAGGCATTCTTACCTCGGCAGGCGCGACTGATTTCTTCTTCAGCACGGCAAACGCCACGACTGTGCAGCTTGCCGCATCAGCGACATTCACCGGCACCATCGAAAGCATCATTTCGGCGCAGGCGTGGTCGATCATCCTCACGAGTGACCAACCCGGCACGCTGACGCTTATCGAATACATCGATGCAGCCGGTTTGCGTCCGACCTCGACCAAGACGATTGCCGTCGCTGCAAACGTTCCGCTTTCGCGCTGCTACACGGCAAACGGCAACTACTTCAAGCTGACCTTCCAGAACACGGGCGCAAGCACGACGACCACGCTCAACATCAATACAGCATTCGGCGTGCTGCCAGCGGTAACGGGCTTGGGCAATGGCCCTGTTGCGCTCAATGAGATCAACGGCACGGCGTTCAGCCTTGGGCAAGCTGCATCTGCCCTATCGCTGCCTGTCGCAATTGCAAGCGACACCGCAAGCGGGTCAATTACCACGCAAAACTTAGCGCCAGCTGGTGTTGCAACGGCTGGTTCGGCTGTCGAAATTACACTTAGCGGCGCGTCTACCCTGTCGATTCAGACTATGGGAACCTATACGGGTGCGCTAAGCCTTCAGGCTACATTGGACGGTACCACATGGGTAACGATGGGCGGTACGCCGCTTATCAACGTGAATACGGGTGGCTACCTCGCATCGATCACATCGGCGCTGCAAAGCGTGTTTCAGGCTGACGTAGCAGGCTTCACCAAAGCACGCATTACCGGGCTGGCTGCTGTGACTGGCTCGGCCACTGTCACGCTGCGGACCACTGCCGGTGCTGCTGCCATGGTGGCACTCGATAACTCGCTACCAACTGGCGCGAACGTCATCGGTGCTGTTACCGGCTCAGGCACATTCACCGTTGACACGGAACTGATGGCAGCGGCCAACATTCTTGATGGACTCGCAGCTTCGACCACATCGCGTGTTGGCACCGATAGTCTACTGTTCAACGGCACTACGTGGGATCGCGCCCGTGCCAACCTAAACACCACGACCGGCGACACTGGTGCAAAGACAGTCACTGGCAACGGCGCTACGCAAGTCAACTACAACGCTTCCGGCGCATACATCCTAATCAATATGGGAGTAGTCACCGGCACAACCCCAACGCTTGACGCCAAGGTGCAAGTGTCGATGGATACCGGCACAACGTGGGTTGACCTCCCTGGCGCTGCGTTTGTTCAATTCACCGCTACCGGCACGAAGATGCTCGCCATCTACCCTGGCGTCACGGTTGCAGCCAATACCGCAGTAAGCGCCCCGCTTCCCCGCACCTGGCGCATTGTTTGGACAGTAGGCGGCACGACGCCTAGCTTTACGATCACGAATATCCAAGTGGCTTACATCGACTGATGATTGCGCACCTCTACACCCTCCTGCTGAAAGCGGCAGGAGTCGTCACGCCCGCACCGCCAGCGCCTGACGAATGCAGCGCAACGATCATGCGCGAATCGATCATCAACACCGAAGTGACCGCCCTACTCGACCGCATAGCATCGCAGGCCGGGACGATGAGCGACACCTTGAACAGCACCACGATCATGCGGGCCAATGCGGTCAACTCCACCGGCACCATGCGCGCCGACGAAATCAACCAGACTGCGGACCTACTATGAACGTTGTCGAATACGGCATTGCCCATAACCTGAACGTGAACTACAACATTTCCGCGTTCACGAGCCTGAGCCTTGTCTACACGCGCTTTGATGGCACCCAGTTCACGCGCACAAATGGTGATGTGACCGTGCCAGCCGTCCCGCTCGTGACAACCGATATGGGTACGTTCGCGGCCAACCAGTATGCCAAGTACATCTTCAAGGCTGGCGACCTGACCATTGCAGGCACGTACACCGTGCGTCTGACCTACACCGACGCAAGCAAGCGCCTGGTGAGCGATCAGACTAGCTTTGTGGTGAGTGAGTAATGAGCGGAGTGACGCAATACAGCCAAGAGGTGGCCGCATCGATATGTGAACGACTGGCTAATGGCGAAAGCCTGCGCACGATCTGCTGTGATGTGGAGATGCCAGCGCAATCCACCGTGTTCAAGTGGCTGAGCGAGCAAGCCGCGTTCTCGGAGCAATACACGCGCGCACGTGAGGCTCAAGCCGACTTTATGGCAGACGAGATTCTTGCGATTGCTGATGACGGGCTGAATGACACGTACGTCGATGAAGACGGCAGGAAGCGTACCGATCAGGACGTTATTGCCCGCTCTCGTCTGCGTGTTGATGCGCGCAAGTGGCTCGCTTCCAAGATGGCCCCAAAGAAGTACGGCGACAAGGTGCAAACGGAAGTCTCGGGCGGCTTGACCGTCAATTCAGTGAAAGAATTAACCAATGAGCAACTGGCTACCATCGCCGCAGGAGGCAGCATCCGAGCTGCTGGCCCGGCGTAAAGCTAGTGAATCGCTGATCGACTTCACGACTTACACGAAGCCGGAGTTCCAAGTTGGGCAGCATCACCAGCAGATAGCAGAGGCGCTTGAGTCAGTTGAGCGCGGTGAGTGTGATCGGCTGATGATCTTTGCGCCGCCCCGACACACGAAGTCAGAGTTGGGGTCAAGGCGGTTCCCGGCGTGGTATCTCGGGCGACACCCTGACCACCAGATGATTTGCGCCACCTACTCGGGCGATTTCGCGCTCGACTTCGGGCGCGATGTGCGGGGGATAGTGGGAAGTGAGGAATACGCCAATGTGTTCCCGGATGTGTCGCTGGCTGCTGACTCACGCGCTGGCAACCGCTGGCACACGAACAAGGGCGGCATATCAGTGTATGTGGGTGTTGGCGGGCCAATCACTGGCCGTGGCGCACACGTGGCGCTGATCGATGACCCGTTTAAGAATCGCCAAGAGGCAGACAGCGAGGCACGGCGCGAAATGGTGTGGAAGTGGTACACCTCGACGCTGCGCACGCGCTTGATGCCCGGTGGCGCGATTGTGCTGATTCTGACGCGTTGGCATGAGGACGACTTGGCCGGGCGACTGCTGGCGAAGAATGCAGGCGAGTGGAAGGTAGTTAATCTGCCCGCCGTCGCCAACGAAGGCACTAAGCACGAGCGCGCACTTTGGCCGGCATGGTATCCGCTGGACTCGCTCAAGCGCATCAAGGCTGACGTTGGGCCGCGTGACTGGTCTGCGCTGTACCAGCAGGAGCCAGCGCCGGCAGAAGGCACGTTCTTCAAGCGCGAATGGTTCCGCAGGTTCCGCAAGGGCGACGAGCCGAAGCACGTTCACAAGTACATGACAAGCGATCACGCGCCAGCCGGAGGCGATGAGAGCGACTTTAACTGTGTGCGCGTCTGGGGCGTTGATCACGTCGGTGACCTGTACATGCTTGACGGATTCCGGGCGCAAGAGACGCTGGACCAAGTGGCTGACAAGGTTGTAGGCGACAAGAAGGAAAAGAAGATCGGGCTGATTCAGCGGCATAAGCCGATGTGCTGGTTCCCCGAGGACGACAACAATTGGAAGGCAATCGCCGGTTTCGTTACTCGCATGATGCGCGAACAGAGTGTCTATTGCCGTGTTGAGCCGATATCGCCACATGGCAGCGACAAGCCAACCAAAGCGCAGCCGTTCCAAGCTATGGCGTCAATGGGGCGCGTCTGGATACCCGAGGGGCCAGAAGGCGATGACGTGATTGAGCAATACCTAAAGTTCCCTGTTGGCAAGAATGACGACGAGGTAGACGCAGCCGCAGTAATGGGGCGCGCACTGGATATGGCGCACCCGGCAATCCTGCCAATAGTTGAGCAGAAAAAGCCGCGTGACATTTACGCGATGGACGACGAAGAAGAGGAATCATGGCGGACTATTTGAAAGAAAGCGACGGCGACAAGCTTACGCGCCTGGTGGGCTATTTCGAGTCCGCCGAGATGGCGACAGTAGAGTCACGCGCGCTTGCTGAGAAGTCCCGCGATTACTACGATGGCGACCAATGGACCGCAGTCGAGCGCGAAGCGCTGAAGAAGCGCAAGCAGCCATGCACGACCATTAACCGCATCAAGCCGAAAGTTGATTTCCTGCTCGGCATGGAGACGCAGCGCCGCAGCCTGCCGAAAGCCTACGCCCGCACGCCAAAGCACGAGGACGATGCCCAGGCAGCAAGCGATGCGCTTCGCTATGTGTCGGAAGATCAGCAACTTGAGGTGATCGGATCCAAGGGCTTTGAAAACCTATGCATCGAGGGCGTGTGCGGGGTCGATGTGGCTGTGGTCGAATCGAATGGCAAAAAGAACATCGTACTGAATGGCATGGAGTGGGACCGTCTGTTTTGGGATGCTCATAGCCGCAAGCGTGATTTCTCGGACGCGAAGTATAAGGGCCAAGTCGTCTGGATGGACTATGACGACGCGGTAGGCAAGTTCAAAGGCAAAGAGGGCGTGCTCTCGTCTACCTTGTCCAGTGAATCGCAAATGTCCGAGACACACGGAGATGTGCCGCGCATCCGGTGGGCTGATCCGAAGCGCAAGCGCGTCCGCGTGGTCGAAATCTGGCACAAAGACGGCGCCATGTGGCATCACTGCCAGTTCACCAAAGGCGGCGTACTGTCGGCCATGGAATCGCCATACAAGAACGACGAGGACGAGTCTGTACCGGGCTTCATCTTCGGTTCAGCGTTCATTGACCGCGACGGCAACCGCTACGGCGTGGTCAAGAACTGGATTGACATCCAGGACGAAATCAACAAGCGCCGCTCCAAGGCGCAACACCTGCTATCCGTTCGTCAAGTCAAGTATGAGCGCGGCGCAGTCGCTGACGCACGTAAGATGCAACAGGAGCTAGCCAAGCCTGACGGCGCAATCGAAGTTATGCCTGGCATGATGTTCGAAACGCTCGACACCGGCGATATGGCAGCATCACAGTTCAGCCTACTCCAAGAGGCAAAGCAAGAAATCGACAGCGTAGGCGTGAATGCTGCGCTGGCCGGCACCGATCAGCGGCAAATGTCGGGCCGTGCGCTGATTGCCCGCCAAGAGTCCGGCCTCTCCGAGCTTGGCCCACTGTTCGACGCCTATAAGCAATGGAAGCTGGATATCTACCGCGCCGCCTGGAGCCGCATTCAGCAGTTTTGGGATGAAGAAAAGTGGGTGCGTGTCACTGACGACGAAAAGAATGTCCGCTTCGTCGGCTTGAATCAGCCTGTCACGCTTGGGCAGCAGTTGATCGAGGAAGCGCAGTCGCAGGGCGTGGAAATCACACCTGATATGCAGGCGCAGGCCGAGCGCGACCCGTCCATGCAGCAGCGCGTAGCCATCAAGAACAACGTGGCCGAGCTGGACGTTGACATTGTGCTTGACGATACGCCCGCCTCCGCATCAGTGCAGGCAGAACAGTTTGAAACGCTCGCCGGTTTGGCTAAGGCTGGCATCCAGATTCCACCGACCGCGATCATCAAGGCATCGAGCCTGCGCAACAAGGACGAGATATTGAAAGAAATGGGCGCTGGTGGCCCGTCGCCTGAATCGCAGCAGGCGCAGCAGCAGATTCAAGAGCTGCAAGGCCAATTGCAGTCGCTCGGCGAGAGTTTCGACAAGCTGGAAGCGGGCGAGGCCGCAGCAGCAGAAGAGCGCCGCATCAAAGCGTACGACTCAACAACTAACCGACTCAAGGTGTTGGCCCCATTCCTCACGCCGACAATGGCATTGCAGCTTGCTCAAAACATTGGTCTTGACCTGAGTAACGATCCTGACCTAAGCCAGATGGGGATGCAGCCCGACCCTGGCGGCGAACCACCCCCGGGACAGGATATGCCAGCCGAAGCGCAAGAGCAGCCACCCGAGATGATGGGCGAACCACCGCCCGAAGAAATGATGATGCAACCAGAACAGCCCGCCGATGCGGGTTTTTTTACGCCTGAAGAGGCTCCACCAACCGAAGCACCAGCCATCTAAGTGACCGGCCCGAATGGGCTGATTGCTGCCTGCCGCCGAGGATTCGGGCGTGTTTTACGTGCCGCCGACGTATGGGCGTTTTAGGAGAAATAGCAATGGACGATAACGCAACTGATTTGGGCAACATGCTAAACGACAGCGCCCCGAGCGTGCCGGAAGTGATCGACGCGCCGGAAGTGACTGACAAGGGCGAACAACAACAGGCTGAGCCGCCAGCAGCCAAGCAAGAACCCGATCTAGTGCCGCGCGCCGCCCTTATGGACGAGCGCCGCAAGCGTCAGGAATTGGAGCAATGGGTTCAGCAGAACAAGCCGGCAGAAGCTAAGCCGACCGCTGATCAGTTTGAAAGCAATGAAGCCTATCTTGAAGCACTTGCCGAGCGTAAAGCCGATGAGCGATTCAACGCATGGCAGCAGAAGCAACAAGCCGAGCAGCAGCAGCAGGCAGTAGCAAAGCAAACCACCGATGACCTCGCCGGGCTGCACTCTGCCGGTGCGGCCAAGTATGCCGACTTCGCCAATCTGGTCAACAACCCGGATTTGCCGATGACGGAGACGATGGTCAACGCAATGCTCGTGGTCGATTCCGGCCACGAAATCGCCTACCACCTCGCCAAGAACCCGGCAGACGCCCTGCGCATCGCCAACCTCGCCCCCACAGCGCAAGCGCGCGAAATGGGGCAACTGGCTAAGCGCCTGGCCGCACCACCTCCTGCATCGACATTGCCAGCAACCCTCACCAACACCCGTTCGACGGACGGTCGTTTTACCAATGCGCAAGCTTGGGACGGCCCTTCGCCACTTAATGACATTCTCGGAAAGCGAAACTAAATCATGGCTCTGACCACTGCACAACCAGGCTTGACCCCCAATCAATGGGACGACAAGTTCTTCACGGATTACGTCCGCGAATCCCGCTTCAAGAAGTACATGGGCACCGATGAAAACAGCATCATCCAACTCAAGGAAGACCTGACCAAAAAGAAGGGCGACCGCATCACTATCGCCCTGGTCAACGAGCTGAAAGGCGCAGGCGTCACCGGCAATGCAACGCTGGAAGGCAACGAGGAAGCACTCGGTAGCCGTTCGCACCAGATCGCCGTAGCACCACTGCGTCACGCTGTCGCCATCACCGAATGGGACGAGCAAAAGTCGGTCATCGACCTGCGCAACGCAGCCAAGACGATGCTGAAGATGTGGGCAATGACCAAGATGCGCGACGCCATCATTGGCGCGCTCGCCTCGATCAACGGTGTTGCTTACGCAACCTCGACCGCTGCACAGCGCAACGAGTGGCTGGCCGACAACGCCGACCGCGTGCTGTTCGGTGCTGCCAAGTCCAACAACGCGGGCAACGTGCATGCTACGTCGCTGGCGAACGTGGACAACACCGCTGACAAGCTGACCCCGGCTGCTATCTCGCTGCTGAAGCGCATGGCCCAAACCGCATCGCCAAAGATTCGTCCAATCCGCTTGTCGGAAGATGAAGAGTGGTACGTGATGTTTGCCGGCCCACGTGCGTTCCGTGACCTGGCAAACAACACCGTCATGCAGCAGGCTAACCGCGACGCCCGCACTCGCGGCACCGATAACCCGCTGTTCACTGGTGGCGCGTTGATTTGGGATGGCGTCATCATCCGCGAAATCCCGGAAATAGGCGTGTTGACCGCTGTTGGTAACGACCCAGACGGCGCTGGTGCAGCCCTGGCTATCGACGTTGAACCGGCCTACCTGTGCGGCGCTCAAGCTTTGGGCATCGCATGGGCGCAACGTACGAAGTCCAAGACCGATGTACGCGACTACGAGTTCATTCATGGCGTTGCTATGTCGGAAATCCGTGGTGTGGACAAACTGACCTTCGGCACGGGCGTTGCTGATCTGGACGACCAGAAGGACAACGGCGTAGCTACTGGCTACTTCGCGGCAGTTGCCGACGCGTAATGCGTGAGTTCACCTATTTAGGTGACGTGGAGGTGACCCTTTACGGGGTCACTTTTTCGCCTAACTCCCCTACTCCTGTGCCCGATGAGAAAACCACGCTTATCGGCAAATTAACCGGCAATCGATACTTCAAGGAACACCATGGCGACCAAGAGCGAGCTAGCGTTGCGCCTGCTGAAGAAATTGGGCGTCGTCGGCGCGGGCCAAACCGCAAGGGCTGATGATCAAGAGCTTGCTGAGGAAAAGATAGCAGCGGTGCATGACGCCCTGGTATCGTTCGGCAAACCGCGTTGGACCCTTGCTGCCGTACCTGAATACGCTGCCGAGGGCTATACCTTGATGGCTACCGTGCTTGCCGCTCCTGAGTTTGGCGCTCCTGTTGATGGTGGAGCATGGACTGCTGGTCTGCGCATGGTGTCTGCGGGCGCGGCTCTCGGCCCGTCATCCGACCCAATCACCTCGGAATACTTCTGATGAATCTCGCATTCGATGTAGCGCTGAATCGACCAGCCGGAATCCGTGATTTCGCGGCGTTCGTTGGCGACCAGTTCACGGTATCAATCGCCTTCTACGACAACGACGGCGACGCAGCCACGGCGAACCTGACGGGCAGCACTGCCACTATCGAAATCCTGCGCTGTGGCGATGTGGAAGTCTCGGTTGTTGGTGTAATTGTGGCTGGTGTGGCTACTTTCGATTTCGGCAGTGCTGACCTGTCGGGCATAGTCGGGCGCAACGTCTTCCGCTGCAAGCTGACGCGCTCGGGCAAGGTTGCCACTGTGGTGCGCGGCTCGTTCACGGTGGCCGACTAATGACCCGCATCACCCTCACCGCAGCGTCATACGCCGCGCGGTCACTGATCGCGAGCGCGCAACGCTGCGTGATTATCGTGTAAATCTATACCCAGATCGTGTTATCGTGTAAATCTATACCCAGATCGTGTTACCATTAAGCCACTTTAATGGGAGGTTTTATGAAAACGCGCGAAGATTTGACTGGTAAGGTTTTTGGTAAGTGGGCCGTTGTTGACTTTGCCTACTCGAAGAATAGAGCCTCATATTGGAACTGCAAATGCGAATGCGGCTCTTCAGTAAAAGTTGTGATTGGCTCGACGCTCAAGAACGGCGCATCGCAATCGTGTGGGTGTGAAACATTAAAGAAATTCAAGGAACGAATCCACAGGCACGGGGTAGCGGATTCCAAAATACACATGATCTGGTGCTCGATGCGACAGCGATGCTCAAACCCCAACAACCGGGCGTACAAGAATTACGGGATGCGCGGCATTAAGGTTTGCGCCCGCTGGCAGAGCTTTGAGAACTTTTATGCCGACATGGGGCCAACGCATGTTGATGGGTTGACGATTGAACGAATCGACAATGATGGCGACTACGGCCCTGAGAACTGCAAATGGATTCTCAGAAGTGAGCAATCAAAAAATCGGCGCGATGCCAAACTTTGGAATAGAAAAAGATGACACGAATTGTCTTGACCAGTTCTTCGTATAGCTCGCGAAGCCTAATTGCGAGCTCACAAAGGGCAGTCAATCTGTACGCCGAGTTAAACCCGGTCGATGCTTCTGCGCCGATGACGTTTCACGGGCGCCCCGGCCTGGTGCTGTGGTCCACCGTCCCCGGCTCGGGTGCTGTCCGCATGTTGTACGTGTCGAGCAATGGCGTGTTGTTCGCGGTGCGCGGCTATGGCCTGTACCGCTACAGCGCGGGCGCATGGGTATTCGTGTCGAGCCTGACGACGAACGAGGGGCGCGTATACGCTGCTGACAATGGCATTGTTGCCGTCTTCGTTGATGGCACTACAAGCGCTCCCACGGTCAACCTGCTGACGTTCGCAGTCGGCATGATGGCCGGTGAAGGCTGGTACGGAGCTGACTTCGTTGACTTCCTCGGCGGCTTCTTCATCTTCAACAAGCCAGGCACGCAGCAGTTTTACATCACCAGCGCATACGGCGTTGAGATTGACGCGCTCGATTTCGCGTCGTCCGAGTCGCAGCCTGACCCGATTGTCCGCTCGTATCGCGATCACTCCGAAGTGTGGTTCTTCGGTACACGCTCGACTGAGGTATTCACCAGCGTAGCGGCCACCTTCCCATTTGACCGTATTGGCGGCTCGGTGATGGAGGTTGGCTGTGCTGCCCCGGCATCCGTCGCCAAGCTGGATAACTCCGTGGTGTGGCTGAGCGCCGACGAACACGGTGACGGCATGGTGATGCGTGCGCAGGGTTACAACCCGGTCCCTATCAGCACGCGCGCCCTTGAGGAAGAGTTCCGCACGTACGCGACCATCAGCGACGCGCAGGCGTATAGCTACCAACAGGGCGGGCACTGGTTCTATGTGCTGACCTTCCCGACTGCCAGCAAGACCTGGGCGTATGACGCATCTACGCAACTGTGGGCCGAGCGCGCATATCGCACGCAAAGCAACCAGACGCAGCGCGTGCGCGACAACTGCCACGCCTACTTCGACCGCAAGCACCTCGTGGGCGATTGGGAGAACGGGAACATTTACACGCTCGACCTCGATACGTACACCGACAATGGCGCGGAAATCGTGCGCGTGAAGTCGTTTCAGCACATGACGAGCGATAACCGCCGCCAGTTCTTCAAGAGCCTGACGCTCGATATGCAGGCTGGCGTGGGCAATGCGTCCGACCCTGACCCGCAAGTGTCGTTGCGCTGGTCCGATGACGGCGGGATCACATGGTCCGCGATGCTCACCACATCCATCGGCAAGGTCGGCCAGTACGGCTACAAGCCATGCTTTAACCGGCTCGGCATGGGGCGTGATCGCGTGTTTGAGGTATCGACCTCGGCTAACGCAAAGATCGCCTTGCAAGGCGCGTTCCTTGAGGCGCAGGTAGGTACATCATGACAGACAAGAAAAAATTCTCCATCGTGGATAACGTAACCGTCTTGCCAGTGGTAACTAGCCATGACATTCCAACTGAGCGCGTCTTAACTTCTGCGCTGACCTCCAACCTGCGGCGCGCAATCATCATAGGAGAGGATGAGAACGGCGACTTCTACTTCGCAAGTTCCAGCCCTGACGGCCCATCTGTGCTTTGGGATTTGGAAATGGCGAAGAAAAAGCTGCTGGATATCGCCTCATGATTATCAAGCTAGACGAGGGTGCGCTACTCGCCGCAGGTTTCAGCAAAACGCACGTTGAACTGCTGCGTCACCTTGTCGCGCAGATCGGCCCTGTGACCGGCGAAACCACGCTGCCAGAAGTGGCTGCGATGACCGACAACCTGACGCCGATTGTGACCGGGCTGACGATCACGCTAACCGCAACGAATACCACTGTGGGCGAGATTCTTGCCGATAGCGCCGAATCGCCGCTGTCCGACCGCCACATCATGCGCCGCCTGGAAGACATGCAAGCCGAGTTCGACGCCGCACGCATCGAGCGCAGCAACCTTGTGCGCCAGGTCGAGGACTTGCAAGCCGAAGCCGAGCGCGCGCAGCTTGATCGCGCCGCCCTGCTCCGCGCCATCGAAGAACTGCGCACGGACCAATCAATAGATTTCAACATCGCCGCACTTTCCCGGCGCATCACCACACTTGAGGACGCTTAATCATGGCTATGGAATACCGCAAACTGTTTGAGCCGGTCGCTCTCCCCTTGACCACGCCCACAACTATCTTCACCGTGCCAGCTACGGTATCAACGACGCTGCTGCGCGGCGGCATCCTGCGCATCACCAACACGACAGCGGGAGCTGTATCGGCCACCTTGTACGCAGTTCCGCAGGCTGGCACGGCAGGCGTGACCAACGCATTCCTGTCCAACAAGGCGATTCCCGCGAATGACTTCGTTGATGTGCAAGTGCCGCAGATGAAGGCAGGCGACTTCGTGCAGGGCTTCGCTACCGCCGCTACATCACTGAACATTCAGGCGCTGGCCGGCGCGCTCTACTCGTCATGATCGTCAAGCCGGTGGCGAACTATGGCGCGGGGATTCTCCCGCACCGGGCGCCTGATCTGGTTGCGATGCTTGACGGTGGCGAGCAAATGGCAACCCGGGCCAATATCACTGACCTCAAAAACCGTATGTTGGCGTCTGGCGACAACGTAGAGATTCGATTCACTGAATCGCTGGTCGATGGCCTGTACACCCGCACCGTCTTTATCCCAAAAGGCGCGACAGTCGTTGGCAAGATTCACCGCAAACCGTGCGTCAACATCGTGGCAAGCGGCGATATCTCGATCATGACCGAAAGTGGCGCACTCCGCGTACAGGCTGGCTATACCGTCACGTCCCCGGCTGGCATCCAGAAAGTTGGATACGCCCACGAAGACACCATTTTCATCAACGTGTTTCGCACAGAAGAAACCGATATCGCACTGATTGAGGCTGACTTGATTGCGGAAAGTTTTGAAGCGCTTGAACACACTAAGGAGGCCGTATGGCTTGGGTTGCAACAGCAGTAATCGGGGGCGCGGTTATCGGCGCATACTCCACCAACAAGGCGACCAAGGCGCAGAAGAAGGCCGGTGAGCAGGCCAACCAAACTACGCGTGAGACTGCGGAAAAGCGCCTGACATTTGAGCAAAAGCAAGCCGACCAAGCACGCGCAGATAACGAGCCTTGGCGCGCAGCCGGCGCAAACGCGCTGACGCAGTTGCAGGGGAGAATGGCCCCTGGTGGCGACCTCATGCGGAACTTCGCGCAAAGCGATTTCCAAGCGGACCCCGGCTACGCTTTCCGGCAGGCCGAGGGTATGAAAGGAATGAATAATTCCGCTGCTGCTCGCGGTGGACTGTTATCAGGCGCAGCATTGAAAGCGGCCTCGCAGTACAACCAGAACTTCGCCAGCAATGAATTTGGCAACGCATTTGCCCGCTCCAACAGCAACCGAGACGGTCAGTACAACAAGCTCGCTTCACTGGCAGGTGTCGGCCAAGTCGCTGCAAACCAAAACGGACAAAATGCAATGCAACTTGGGCAATCTGGCGGCTCTGCGATGGGCCAAGCCGGAAATATGATCGCGCAGACGCAAATGGGCGTCGGAAACGCTCGCGCATCTGGCTATCTCGCCCAAGGCAATGCCCTAACCGGGGCCATCAACCAGGGCGTAAGCATGTGGGGCCAAGCTAACGCGGTGCCACGTGTCGGCGCTCAGAACATCACCCCCGGCTCTTGGAGCGCATAAGATGATTGATAACTCGATTTATAACAACCTCCTGCGCCCGCCCAAGTCGATTGCTGAGTATGACGCTGAAGCGATGGCCGGACAGCAGAATAAGCTCGCGATGCAAATGAACCAGGCGAAAATGGGCGAGTACCAGCGGGGCATTGAGCAGGAAAACGCGCTCGGGCAGGCCTATAAGGCATCGACCGGCGCAGACGGCAAGATCGACCGCAACAAGCTCTATACGGGCGTGGCGCAGTCGGGCCTTGGAGCAAAGCTCCCCGGCATCCAGGAGGGTTTCTCCAAGCAGGATAAAGCCGACCTTGAGGTGGGCAAGGCAAAGCTTGAGGCGGGCTTAAAGCAGTACGAGGCGATGGCGCAAATCATGAGCGGTGTTCGCGATCAAGCCAGCTATGACGCAGCGCGCCAGCAGGCCATGCAAATCATGGGGCCGGACGCTGCCGCCCGCATCCCGCCAGTGTACGACCCTGCCGCCGTCGAAGCTGGACGCTTGAAGGCGATGGGCATCAAAGATCAGATGGAGATGCACTACAAGGAAGTCGCCGCCGAACTGGCTAAACAGAAGTTCGGCCTCGATGTTGACCAGTTTGGCGAAGTCAAGCGCAGCAACCGTGCAGCGGAAGGTGACCGCGACGCAACACGCGCTCAATCGGCAAGGCAGCACAGTGAGCGCATGGCTGTTGACAAGGGCGATACCGGGCCATCTGGCGCGAAGGGTGGCAAGGCTCCTGCTGGATATCGCTGGACCGCTGGCGGCGATCTTATCGCAATCCCAGGTGGCCCGGCAGACCTAAAAAACAATGCCGAAACCGTCAAGGCGGGACGCGACGCGGAAAGTGTTTTGTCGCTGCTTGATGAGGCGGATATTCTACTCCCGCAGGGAACGAATGGCTATGTCGGGACGGGTGTAGATAAGTTGCTTGGTCTTGGCGGCGTGTCCACTGTTGGTGGCAATGCTTCTGCACAGCTCCGGGCAATCGAGGGCGGGCTGATTTCCAAAATGCCAAAAATGTCAGGGCCACAGTCTGACAAGGACGTTTTGCTTTACAAGCAAATGGCCGGCCAAGTGGGGGACTCAACAATCCCTCGCGAGCAGCGTCAGGCGGCATCTCAGATTATCCGAAAGCTCAACGAAAAGCACGCTGGACGCCCGGCAGCAGCCCCGCCAAAACCGAAAGCTGCGTCAAACATTGATTCGCTGCTCGACAAGTACAAGGATTGATATGGCCGATATTGCACAACTTGAACGGGCATTAATCAAGGCTGACGCGGCGGGTGATGCTGAAGCAGCCAAGGCATTCGCTGGCGAGATTCGGCGCTTGCGTGCCTCGCCAACTGAGGCTAAGCCAAAACTCCCCGCAGAGTCGCCCTCTCTGCTGCGCGAAGTTGGGCAAAGCGCGGGTAATCTTGTTGCTGGTGCAGTCCGTGGGGCTGGCTCCATTGGCGCAACGCTCCTTTGGCCGGTTGATAAGGCCACCGACATGATAAAGGGTGACCGTGGCCCGAGCCTGTCTGGACTAATCACCGGCACGAAGCCGCTATCTCGCAACGAAGAGCGTCGCCAGGCAATGGATGACGGCCTAGAAACCATGGGCGCGCAACCTGATTCGTTCGGCTATGGCGCGGGCAAGCTGGTCGGGGAGATTGCTGGCACGGCGGGCGCAGGCGGTTTGATCGGCCAAGGCGTCGTTCGTTCGGCCCCCCTTCTAGCGCGCGCGGGCGTATCGGCGCAAGCAGTCGCCAACACCAGCAGCGCACTGGCAACAGGTGGCTTTCGCGCAGGAACGGCGACCGGCAAAGCGGGTATTGCCTTGCGCGTTGGGGCTGGCGCAACATCGGGCGGCGTGTCCGCAGGTATGACGGATCCACGGAATGCAGGTCCTGGCGCTTTGATCGGCGGCGCGCTTCCGCCAGTGCTGAAGGGTCTTGGCAAGGCAGGTTCTCTTGTTGGCCGGAGCTTTGCAGTTGGCGACGCAAACCGCGAATTGGCGCGACAGGCCGTAAACCAATACGGCATTCCGCTCGGTATTGGGGACATTGCCGAAGGTGGGACGATTAAAGCTGTGCGCTCGCTGCTGAACGATGCTCCCTTTTCCGGTGGCTTGGGCGCGGCACAGCGTGAAGCGACGCAGGAGGGCTTTAATAGCGCTGTGGGCGGCACGTTTGGCGCACCAGCCAAGAAACTGACTGCTAGTGTGGTCGATGCCGCCAAAAAGCGTATGGGCGAGGAATTTGACCGAATCTGGAACAGTAACTCGTTACAAGTTGACGCTGACATGATGCGCCAACTGATCGCGATGCAAAAACAAGCCGCAAAGTTGCCGAAGAACGAGGGCGCAAGTCTAACCGCAGAAATTAATGACATTCTCGGCAAAATGGTGCCGGATCAGAGCGGAGCAACAATCATCCCTGGCGACGTTGCGAACAAGTTTCAATCCTATTTGCGGCGTCGCGCAGAAGGCTCGGCGGGCATGAGATACGAATTGGGCGATTTACGCCAATCGATCATCTCGGCCTTTAATCGCGGCATCAGGCAGGAGGACGCGGCAGCACTGACTATGAATCGCGGACAGTACAAGGCGTTCAAAACGGTCGAGCCATTACTTAATGGGGCAGAAGCTGGCGTAGCTGGCCGAATGGCTGGCGACGTTCCTGCTGCGCTCTTGCCAAGTGCGGTAGCTCGTCAGTATCCACAAGCTGCCGGTGTGCCACTCGCTGACCTGTCAAAAATCGGCTCACGCTTCATTGTTGATCGCACGGCCAAGACAGGCGGCAGCACCCGCGCTGCAATCCAGAACAGCCTTGTTGGAGGCGCGATCATGGGCGCGGGGTTCACGAATCCACTGCTTGCTGCGGGCGCGATACCCGGTGCGGTAGGAGTAAACGCCCTACTCGGCTCATCAAGTTTCGCCAAACTCCTGTTAGCGCAAGGTCAGCCGAATAGGCTAATGCAACTCATTGGGCCGCAAGCAGGGCAGCTAGGTTACCGGGCAGCGCCACTGCTTACCGACCAGTAAAGCCACGGTAAATGCCGTACAGAAACGCCACGATGCACAAGACGGTGAATTTGATAATTAAAAAGTCAGTGTATTCCATCCCGTAAGAATACCACCTCTCCCCGCCTCACCCTGAAATTACATCAACAGCCCCGCTCAGTCGGGGCTTTTTCTATTGGAACCACATGGCTACTTTTCTGATGCCCCCGGCGCGGCAACGCGGCTGGTCGAACTCTGGCGTGCCTGCTGCCAACTGCCTGCTGTACACGTATGAGGCTGGTACGACCACGCCTAAAGCGACGTATCAGGATGCAGCCGGAACGATCCCGCATACCAACCCGATTGTGCTTGATGCCAAGGGCGAAGCGCTGATCTATTGGGACGGCAACTACCGCATTGACTTGCGTACCGCTGCTGGCGTGCAGATCACTGGCTACCCGGTAGACAACTTTGAAACGCCTCTTATGGCATCGTCGCTGCTTGGCGGGGCAGGCGGCGGGATGATTGGCTTCAGCTATGGCAACACGTACGGCGTCGGCACCCTCGCCCGCTGGCTGCAAGACTTGCTGCTCTCTGCTGGCGCGTCGTTTATCGGCTTCATCCAGTCAGGCGTTGGCGCTATCCTGCGCACGATGCAGGACAAGGGGCGCGAGAATGCGACGCTGTTCGACTTCATCCCGAGCGCGCAGCACGCTGCTATCCTGGCAGGCACCAGCACCTACGATTGCACCGCTGATGTGGTTGCGGCCTTTCTCGCGCATAACGTGGTTACGGCAGGCCCGGGGCGTTTCAATGTGTCCACGTTCAACCTCGCGGCCAACAAACATTTGCGGACGGCTGGCAAGGCGACCACGTTTGCACAGATCGCCGGTACACCACTTGGGACGCGGCCAATAAATATTGTTGGGTCGAATGTCTACGTCGGCACAATGACCGTGCGCGGGAATATTGCAACCGACACGAACGAACAGAACCATTTCGTTTTCTGCCAAGCGACGGCAGCAACCGGGAACCTTTCCAATATTGTAGTCGGTGACATTGACGCCTACGACATTCGCGGTGATGCGGTGTATTTCGGCGCAAACTCGCCCAATACCCTGACCGGCTACAAGGCTGGGCATATCTACGGCGACAACATCCTGCGCAATGTGGTTTCGGTGTGTGGTGGCACTAGTGGCGAAATCCTATCGATCACTTGCGGCAGGACCGGGCTTACCGCGCTGGACGTTGAACCAGAGCCATATAATCAACCAGTAACAGGGCTTCGCGTCGGCTTCGTAAAAGGCCGCTCGGTTCAACTTGGCGCATCAAGCGCAACATCTCCTATCTCCGGCGTCGAGATTGGAACGGTGCTTTGCGACCCTGCTTTCTCGGCACCATGCGTCCCTGCGTACGCTGTGGGAGCAACCCTCAAAGATGGCTTGAGCCTTCGCAATGTCAAACATGCTCGTATTGAGCATTGCGAGATTAACGGCTTCGACCGTTGCGGCATATTTGAAACCTTTAACGTTAGCGAGATTGGCGCAAAAGTTGAATTTGGATACCTTTCCCTTACCAATTGCTCGCTAAATGATGCCGTTTATTCGGCCTACGCCCTGGTGTCGTCCGGTGCCCTGACGATTGAGCGGTTAGCAGGTGCGGTAAGTGTCACTGGCAAAGCTATGTTTTCATCGCTTAATAATAGCCATATTGACAGCGCAAATGTCACGCTGGTGGCTGGGTCGCAGTTTATAAAGTCGTCCAACCATTGCTCCATCAAAAATGGCGTGATTACGGGCGGACTGATGCTCTCCGGTTGCACGTATATCCAAGTCAAAGACGTACAGTTTTCAGGCGAAATCCTCGCCAACTTCTGCACTAAGCTGACCTTCGATTCGGTGATTGCTACCGGAAGCACGTACGTTTTCAACGGTGCGAACGAACTGCACGCCATTGTGAATAGCACCCTTGGCGGCGTCTACTACGGCGCTGGCCTTACGGGGCGCTCCTACCTCAACACCATCCATTTCGGCACTTATGAACTGTGGGTGGACGCCACCGGCAAGCTGCGCATCAAGGGTGGCATCCCAACAACCGACCTCGACGGCACTGTCGTCGGCACTCAAACCTAATCCCCTCCCCGCTTCGGCGGGTTTTCTTTGCCTGCCTCAGCCCCGCAGGCTATGCCGTCACAACCATAGGCTATTTATGACCACCCCCGCATTACCAACAGCCGAACCGCGCCGCTTTATCGACTTCCAACTATCCCTCCAAGCCGTCATTGCCGGGGCCGTCTCTATTGCTGGCTTCATGCTTTGGATGGGATGGCAGGCGGCACAGCAGACCAACAACACTGAGCAATTAAAAGTGGGAATCGAAAACTTGGAAAAGCGCTTCGATGACCGTGACACGAAAGCCGACCTGATGCGCGAGCGTATGTCCAGTTTCGACCGAACTACCGACAATCTTAAACTGCGTGTGGATGCGCTGGAACGGGTTCGCAAATGAAACCTTCCGACCTCCTGTCCACTGCCATCATTCCCGCCCTAACCCGCCTGAACATGGACAGCCTCGACGCGCGCCGCTTCATGCTCGCCATTGCCTTGCAGGAGTCGGGATTGATCGCCCGACGCCAGCGCAGCGCAGACGGCAGCGAGAACGGGCCTGCTGCTTCCTATTGGCAATTTGAAAAGAATGGCGGTTGCCGGGGCGTGATTACGCATCGCACGACCGCGCCAATAATGCGCCAAGTCTGCACCGATTTCAACGTGGAACCCAACGCCCTCGCGCTGTGGGAGGCAATGCGCTATCAGGATATCGTTGCCGCCTGCGCAGCGCGCCTGCTGATCTACACGCTGCCGACGCCCATGCCGAAGACTGCCGCCGATGGATGGGAGCAGTACCTTGACGCATGGCGACCAGGCAAGCCGCATCCGGCAGTCTGGGCGGGGCATTGGGCGACCGCTGACGCCACGGTGAGAGCATGACCTACCTCACCCACTTCCTAGCCTGCATCGCTGGCATCTGGATCGGCGCTGGATTCGCCTTTTGGGCGGTCGATGTTATCCCGAGCAGCATCAGCAAAATTCTCAACCACTCACCGGACGATAAATCATGAACCCTCTTTTGATTGGCGGCGTATTCGATATGGGCATGAAGCTCGTTGAGCGCTTCTTTCCTGACCCGAGGGCAGCGAACGAAGCAAAGCTCGAACTGCTCCGCATGCAGCAAACGGGCGAACTGGCGCAACTGGCGGCAAACACGGACCTCGCCAAAGGTCAGCTTGAAGTCAACAAGGTGGAAGCGGCACATGATTCCATTTATGTGTCCGGATGGAGGCCCGCGGTAGGCTGGACATGCGCCGCGGCATTTGCCTATAAATTCGTCCTGGCACCCGCGGGAGCGTTCGCCATGGCCGCAGCAGGACACCCCATCGATTTGCCTGTGCTCGACTTTACGGAGATGAGCACCATTTTGCTTGGCATGCTCGGGCTTTCGGGTATGCGTACGGTCGAGAAAATCAAAGGCGTGTCGTAGCCTTAAACTGTTCCGCAAAACGCCGCGGTGAATCGCCATAGCCCGGAGGATTCGCCGCGATTGAGCTACTTTTGCGGAACGAGATTCGACCCTAAGTAGCTGTTAACGTTAAGTTAACCATCAGACTTAAAATCTCGTGCTCGCAAGGGCGTGCCGGTTCGATTCCGGCTCCGGGCACCAAGTAGCAGTAAGGTTACTTTGATATTTAGCAAAATGCGGCCCGCACTTTACTTTTCCGCAAAATGAGCGCTTTTCCGCAAAATCACTTGGTCGGCTTGACCAATTTGCCGCGGCGATGCCTCACATAATGCGCTGTCATGGCCGCGGTGGAGTGGCCTAGCTGGTCTTGTGCCGCGGCAATTCCGGACGATTCCTCTTTATCCGTTGCTGCTTTGGCACGCAAGTCGCGGAACTGGAATCCGCGGATGCCCGCTGCTAGGTCCGGATGCGCAAGTATCGCGGCATCCCGGGCGCGGTCGAACGCTCCGCGGAGCATGGCCTTAGTCATCGGCTGGCCGTCTTCGTCATTAATCAGCTTCAGCCCCATCACCTTTTGCGCACCGATCCGTGCCAGCGCCGCGGCTAACTCGCCCTCGATGGATATCCGGATCTTCTTTCCTGTCTTATTCTGATCGACCAAGAGCGCGCCGTCCTTAATGTCGCCGCGGGACAGCTTGAGTACGTCCGCGGGGCGCTGTCCGGACAGGTAGGCCAGATCCAGGGCGTCACGTAGGGCAGGTTCCGCGGATCCGCGCACCGCGGCAAGCACGGCATCATCGGTATAGGCGTCCCGTCCCCGTTCCCGAAATCCCGGGATCCCGGCGCAAGGGTTAGCCTTATCGGTCATTCCGGATCCGCGGGCGTAGTTCCATATATGGGAGAACAGCGCCTTTTCCCTGTTCGCCGGCACTTGCCCCTCATCTCCGCGGACTTTCTCGGCAGGCTTGCCCGCGGCTACTCGCTCAGAATTCCGGATCCGCTTCGCTTCGACCGTCTTTTGCACGCGCCAATCCATAAACTGCCGGATCATTTGCGGCTGTATGTTCTCAAACGGCTCGGCGCGGTCATCAAAGAATGCGTACAGCATGTTCAATTCGCGCAGATTGATTTCCTGCGTGGCCGGCGCTTTGGTCGGAATCACATCGCGCACATACCGTTCAGCCACCATCCGGAACGTGATTAGCGCGCCCGGGTTGCCCTCGCCAAGCGTCAACTCACCCCACTTGCGCACCGCAGCTACGTAGTCGGATCCAAGCGGGATTTCTCGCCGCGGCTTGGATCCGGTGTCGAAATAGTAGTACGTGACCTTCCCGCGGTGGCGCGCACGCATCCCGGTCGGTAAGTTCATGTTCCGTGTCGGCGTCCTGCCCATTGATTACTTTCTCATTCCTGGCGGGATCCACGCCGCCTTTGGGATCACCGCGGCAGCTCCGCGGCCTTCGATCACACTCCGGGCGACGACAGCGCGCCCCGCGGGGTTGACCCAAAACGCGATTCCCATCTGTCGAAGGGATTGTATCTGTCGCGCCTTCGTCTTGTAGCCGGTGAGCGCAATTACATCGTCCGCGGTAAGAAATGTCGTCATACACCCTCCCTATCAAACCTGCGCGGATCGTACGGCATCGCGCTCACATCACGTACCGCCCCATCCTGCCCCGGCCCGTCCTCTGTCGGAGCGCAAACGGGGCATCCTTTACCTGCACATTCGCACGGTGTCGGGGGAGGGTCGCGGAATATTGTGTCCCATCCTTCCGCGTAGCCTGCGCCGGGACGAATTCTTGAGCCCTTAGACATTGGCCGACTCCTTCACCTTGACGCTTATCGAAAAGCCGACGAACCACACTGTTTTGTAGCCGATGCCGTACATGCGCCAGCCCCAACCAATTCGCCCGAAATAGAGTCTCATGTCCCCTCTCCTGTTGTGGTGTGCAGCGCAGCGATAGCGGCGTCTATTTCGTCGCCAATTTCGCCTATCCCGCATTGCAGGTCATCGGCTATTGAGCAAGGTATTTGCTCGATGAGATAGACATACCGCGCCGACAGCTTGATTTCCTCAGCGAGCAGTTCCGTCGCTTCCTGCATTCCCTCCGCCCAGCCATCGCGCCGCGCCTGCTCGATTGGGTCCACCTCGTCCGCGTCCCTCTCTGCCGCGCTGTCAGCCGGTGCCGGGGTGGCGCGCCGTACCAATTCGGTCGCGGTCACATCGCGGTAGATGTAGCGGTAGTCGGCAAGGGTGTTGTGCTTGTGGAATTGATAGCCCTTAATGCCGCCCGGGCTTGTCCATTCAATCAACCAGCCGACAGGCACCGCCTCTGCGCTCGTCCTCGGTATAGCGGGGACGGCGGGGGTGCGCTCATTCCAGGCTGCGATTGCGCTGGATTTCCAGTGCGATACGTCCTTGTAGTCGGTGCGCACCTCGGGGCCAGCGCCGCAGCAAGTCAGCGCTCCCCACTTCACGCCATCAGCCAATTGAAAGATGGCGTCGTTCGTTACATCAGGCGATTCGCCGCACCAAGGGCAAGGTGCCGCGCGATCGGTTACTTCGTTGCTTGGGTTCATTCATCGCTCCCGGTGTCCGAATTGTGAATGGGTAATGGCATCCAGCCGTCCGGCTCGCTGGCCTTGTCAAACATGCAGCCGTTCCAGAAGTACCAACCAGCGTCAATTGCCGGATGATCCTCGATACAGTGCCCTCCCTGCATGTAGTGGCCGACAAGGTACTTGCCGGGGATTCCGGCGCGCATCTTCACGCGCAACAGCACTTCGGCGCCGTCCAGTGGCGCGCTATCCATCGGCAGCACGTCACGGCTCGCCAGCTTGCGCGCTTCCATGATGGCGACGCGAAAGCCTAGCCATGCGCTTTCGGTGTCGCTGTCGATGAAGCGGCTGAACTTGCCGTTCACTTCCATTGCGCCCTCGGGGAAGTCCGCGATTTTGTGCTCGCGGAGATAGACCAGCCCCTTGAGGAACATACGGCGGATCTCGGCTACGCTGCCGGGGATGGTTGATAAGGTTGCGGCGCTGATCATGTCGCACTCCCTGCTCGCTTGGCGAGGATGGCGCGATACACCACTTTGCCTTCGCTATCGAAGTCGTACAGCGGCGCCGGCCACTCGCCCGATGCAATTGAAGCGATGGACCTCATCAGTATTTCGCGCACGCCCTGCACGTTCGTGCCGCTGACTTGCAAGCCGTCGAAGCCATACACGCTCAACGTAGTATCGATGCCAAGAGAATGCAGCACGCCGATAAGCTGCTCGTCAGTCACCGCCTGTGCTGGCGCAACCGGGGCGGCAGGCTTGCAGAGAATATCGGCAGCGCGCACGACAAACTCGTTGACCGACTTCATGCCGCCCTTGCCGTCAAAGCGCGCCAAGTTGTTGAGCAACTTCGTCGTATCATCGTCGGACAACGTGTTCTGTCCGGCGCACACTTTGCAGATCGTGCGGCGCTTGTGGCCCATGAAGCCGATACCGCAATCGCTGCATCGATTCTCATAGTTGCCATTCTCGTGTGCGAAGTCTTCCGACCAATCGGCGGCGGTCGCTACATAGCCCGCCTGCTCGGCTTTCGCCTCCTGATGGGCGGCAAGGCGACCAAGTGGCGTGGCGATTGCGCTTGGCGGGATGAAGTCCGCATAGAATTCGCTGCTCACGTCCATTGGCTCTTTACCGAAGAAAATCTCATGCCCGGTAGGCCATTCGTAGAGCCATGCCACAGCCTCGCCCGTAGTCTGGATAGCTGCGTGCTCGGTGGCGACTAGGACTGCGCGCGCGTCAGCTTCAATTGCGACATAGCCGGGGCCAACAGGCAGGCCCTCGTCTAGTACGGTGGTCAGCGCCTCGCGCAACACTGTCACGGCGGATTTGGTTGAGTTGGTCATGGTCGGTCCTTAGTTGTTAGTTTCTTTGTCCAGCCAACGTATGAAAGCACCGGACATCCAGCCTGCTACG